CTTCACGACAGCGCGGTTGAACACCTTAGCTCCTTGAGGGTCAAAGGAGACAGCCAACCCTGAAACGCACGATCTTGAGCTAGCTCGGGTTGAACACCTTAGCTCCTTGAGGGTCAAAGGAGCCGTGGCATCGATGGGGCTCCCTCTTACGTCTTAAATGGTTGAACACCTTAGCTCCTTGAGGGTCAAAGGAGCCATGAACTGGTACTTGCTGACCCGCGAGATTGAAGTGGTCGAACACCTTAGCTCCTTGAGGGTCAAAGGAGCCTTCGCCGTGCTTTCCCTTGCCGCGTTCCTGGCTGCCTGGTCGAACACCTTAGCTCCTTGGGGATTAAAGGAGCCGGCTACAAGATGACGCGGGAAGGTGTCGAATACCTTAGCTCTTTGGGGGTCAAAAAGAGACGACACCGCCTGGGCCTCAGTCGGTCCATCTACCGTGGTCGAACACCCTAGCTCTTTGGGGATTGAAAGAGCTGAGACCATCGGGCTCGCCCCGATGCTACGCTGTCCCGTCGAACACCCTAGCTCTCCGGGGATCAGAAGAGCCGCCTTGAGGCAACGCCGTCGTTTCGAGTTGAAAACACAGCTTCTCCAATACTACAATGGTCGAACTACAGCTTAATCCGCTTAATCGACCCTAACTACCAGGAGAAGACCTATGCACAACGCAACATACACTGTTACAACTCGGTACGTAGACATCGCCCCTGAAGACAACACCCACAGGGCGGCGTGGTTTGCCGAGTTCGGGCCCCTCGAAAAAGAATCTGCGACAACCACTGTACTAGCAAGTTACGCAGAGTGGCTCACTGTCGGAGCTACCGTCGATCGTGACGGAACGATCCGGCTCCCACACATCACCAAGGACAAGATCTCCGAGGCCGTGGTCAAGCTCGCACGTGAATCCGCTATCATCCCCGAGATCTTATCTCACGAGGTTGTGGTCGCTGTCCTGCACGAGTCCGCCAAAGCCATACAAGAGTTCATTGAGAGCGGCCTTCTTCGCTCGCACCTCAGGAACGGCGAGGTGGAATACTTTGGACTCGACACGTACAAGCACATGATCCCAGCCCGCTCCCTCGAACAGACCAAGGCCCGGCTCACGGCAGAGGCACAAACCAGGAAAGAGGGGGACGAAGCACAAAAGGCAGAATGGGCCCGCAAGAATGAGGTGGAGAAGGCCGAGACTGAGGCCAAGAGGAAAATCGGCCTCGAAAATACAATGTCACTCCTTCAGAAAATCGGCGACGGCAACCAGAACGAACGGTTTGCAGCCGGACTACTCCCCGATGAGGAGCTGTACGAAACCCTCTTCAACAAGATGTTCTCAGACGAGAAGAACTTTACCGGGCTAGAGGGTATCCAGAGCCTCGGTTTCAAAAGCCAAGCGTCGTCTCTATCCGACTACAAGGTCTACTCCCTCAAGGAGTCCAACGCCGCCTTTTGGGACGTTGCATCCAAGTTCGACGGCAAGATGTTGGAGCTTCGCAAGCGGTTCCCCACTCTCCTCTTCGACCACGGTATTGTCGAGATCCGATCGAACGGGTACAGCTACTATGGTGTCAAGTTCGATGTCGAGATCCCCGGTGGCCCCGAGTTCAGCGACGTCTTCCTCTACAGTCGAATCTGAAAGTCCTTGCCTGAGTCTTTCAGTTTGGTGTAGAGACGCTGCAAATGACCAAGCTGAAAGACCTGGATTTACTTGCCCTGGGCAACACGATCAACCTGGCCGGTGCCATCTACGCGGGTGAGGGCAAGACCTTCTTGGCCTTCTTCCCCGAAGACCGGAACGACCTGCCCCTGGAGCCCCTGGAGCTGGACCTGGAGGACTGGAACGCCCTGGTGCGCCAGACCGACATCCTTGAGACCAAAGTGCTCTCACGGGCCAGCGACGGCACCCTGGCCAAGATCATCATGCGCAAGAGCACCCGGCATATCGACAACGCTGTGTCTTGGCGTGTTTTCAAACGTGACAACTACTCTTGCAGGTATTGCGGGAACGACAACACACCCCTCACGGTAGACCACCTGGTCACGTTTGAGGACGGTGGCCCAAGCACTGAGGCTAATCTGATTAGTTCGTGCAAAAAATGCAACAAGATCCGGGGTAACACTCTGTACTCCGATTGGTTGAACCACCCTCGCTACCGTAGCCTGTCCGCGAACCTGCACCCGGACGTGGTACGGGCCAACTCCGACCTGGTCGCCACCCTGGACAAGATCCCTCGGAACTTGCATAAGGCTTCACGATGAAAGTAGGAGTGCCGTGACCCTTCGAATCCTAGTCATCGGTGATGAGGTCAAGGAGAGGGCAGCGGCATTGGTGGCTTTCGCCTCCTTGGAGGAGAACCACTACTGCCCCGGTCCTGACGTCAAACCCCCTGGGGACGACCCGCGATACGTCCTTTGGGTCAACAGCTTTCGATGCGTCTTCTCCGTCACCGTGCTCGGTGGGAAAACTTGGCGACATCTATCTATCTCCGTGGAGGGTGGGACCGCGCTACCCCATCCCGCCATGGCAGAGGAAATGGCTCGACTCTTTGGGTTCACTGGAACCTTACCTGACTGGTCCGTTGCAACTCATACTGATCCGCTTTGCGTAGTTATGGCAGAGGAATGCTTCCCGGTGTAAGTAAAAGGGTGAGGTAAACATGCCAGTACAAGGAAAAGCGGTAGTCATCGGTGGAGGGACGTTCTCCCATATTCGTTCTCATCTCGCCCTGGCTGCTCCTGCATTTGGTCAGACGGCGGAGCAACTCGGTTCTATGCTCAGGCTTCAGAGCTGGCCCGTAGACATCGTCAAGACCCGAATGGCAGGTGGCGGCCCGAGTCTCGTAACAAATGAGGATGTAGCGGACTTCGTTGACACTCTGGTGAGAGACCCGAACGTCAAGGTCATTGTCATGAACGTGGCCCTTTGTGACTTCAACGGGGCTATCATGGACGGAACTCATGCAACCCCGAGCGGGAAGGACGAGACCCGTCTTCAAACCTCAGAAGGTGGTAAGTTGTTGGGGATCCACCCCGCTGGTAAAATCCTCAGCCGTATTCGCAAGGTTCGGAAGGACATCTTCTTGGTCGGGTTCAAGACTACTGTTGGAGCTGACTACAAAGGTCAGTACCAAGCAGGGTTGAAGCTCCTGAAGCAGAACTCGTGCAACTTGGTTCTGGCCAACGACGTACTCACTCGATACAACATGATCATTACGCCAGAGCAAGCCATCTACGGGTACACCTCCCATAGGCAGGAAGCCCTTGACGAGCTGTCCCGAATGATCACGGCCAGAGCCAACCTGACCTTCACCCGCTCCACTGTCGTACAGGATGACCTTGTCCCTTGGGCCTCTCCAGAAGTCCCCGACTCACTCCGCAAGGTCGTGGACCACTGCATCGCCCTAGGTGCCTACAAACCGTTCCTGGACGCCACCGTGGGCCATTTCGCGGTCAAGCTCCGCGATGGGGAGTTCATCACCTCCATTCGCAAGTCGAATTTCAACCGCCTCAGCGAGACTGGCCTGGTCCGCGTCGAGACGGTGGGAGAAGACAAGGTCATCGCCCATGGAGCCCGGCCTTCCGTAGGCGGACAGTCCCAACGAATCGTCTTCGATGACCACCCAGGACTCGACTGCATCGTCCACGCCCACATCCCGTTGAAGTCCCGTCCAACGGACAATATCCCGATCCGCTCCCAGTGGCCCTACGAATGTGGTAGCCACGCTTGCGGTAAGAACACCTCTGATGGGCTCAAGGATTTCGGAGGTATCCGAGCTGTCATGCTCGATAAGCATGGCCCAAACATCGTCTTCAATCGAGGCATGGACCCGAGTAAGGTTATTAGCTTCATAGAAGCCAACTGGGACCTCTCGAAAAGCACCGATGGGGTTCTAACTGCACCAGGGGAAGGTAGTAACATGTAAGTTTCCATCCCCCACGGAAACCCTCATGATAACTTGAGGTTAGAAACCAATCCCACTTTGATAGAATCAGGGTGGTGGACCAAAAAGATACAACCTCCGTAGAGATGCTCTTTCGTGAGCACGTGGGGTTTGTCAGGGCCTTCCTCCTCCGACGCGGTGTCCCCGATCTCGTTGTCGATGACGCGGTTCAAGAGGTCTTCATCGTTGCGTACAAGCTGGGAGGGTACCACAAAGGTAATGCCTCCCCACGAACCTGGTTGGGGGAAATCGTGTTGCGAGTGGCGTCCAACACACGGAGGAAGGTTAAGCGTAATAGTACACACCACCCCCACCTCGACAAACTTCCTGCAACATGCATGGCCCCGGACGTGCTCTTTACGCAAAGGCGAACCAACGCCATCGTAGAAGCCGCTATCAACACACTCACGCAAGCGCACAAGGAAGTGTTCCTGAGGTTCTATCTCGAAGGCGTCTCTTGCCAAGAAATTGCCACGGAACTCGGGATCCCTATCGGAACCGTCTACTCACGCCTACATAGTGCAAGAGCCAAGTTCACCGAAGCCTGGACTGGGAATGGCTGACTTTGTTATCACACCTCGCTCACTCGTGTACAGGGATCGAATCACGTACATCGACGTGTCCCGAGTCGAGGAGGCCCTGATCACGGTCCACTACGAGGGGCAAACCGAAGAAGTGGTTGGAGTCCAAGCCATTGAAATCCTAATGCAACTTCGACCCTCAGTGCTCGAAGGCAGAAGGATGCGCTGGGCCAAGCACAGATGGATTTTGCACAACGTCGTCGCTCACCCGACCATGCAAATCCTTGCTCTTTTGAAGCTTTACAAGGCTGCGATGTGGGTTCATGATGTGACAGTCCCACGACCTAAAGGCGTGCCATGAGCCCTAAACTTTTCACTCGGGAGCAGTTCAAGGAGCAGGTTTTCGCCCGCGACAAGGGTAGGTGCGTCTTTTGTGGCAAGCCGGCGGAAGACGCCCATCACATCATGGAGCGCAAGCTGTGGTTGGACTCCGGTTACTACCTCGACAATGGGGCCTCAGTCTGTGCTGAGCACCACATGGCTTGCGAGACGACCGAGCTTTCCGTAGAGGATGTGCGCAAGGCCTGTGGCATCACCACGATCTTGCTGCCCCCACACCTCAGTAGTGAGGACCGGTACGACAAGTGGGGCAACCAGATTCTGTCGAATGGTCAGCGACTCAAGGGGGAGCTGTTTTTCGACACCGGGGTCCAGAGAGTCCTAGGGGACAAGCTCACCCTGTTCACAGCATGGACGAAGTACCCTCGGACGCTTCATCTCCCGTGGAGTCCCGGTCTTGCCAGTGACGACAAGGTCATCGACTCCCTTGCAGGGTTTGAGGGTCAAGAGGTTGTGGTCACTGAGAAGATGGATGGGGAGAACACGACTCTCTACCCTGACTACATGCATGCTCGGAGCCTCGATAGTCGGCACCATGTGAGTCGGGACTGGGTCAAGCAGTTCCACGCCACGATCCGTCACGACATCCCTCAAGGATGGAGGGTGTGTGGGGAGAACGTGTATGCACAACACTCGGTCACCTATGACAACCTGCCCACCTACTTCCTCGGCTTCTCGATCTGGGACGGGCTGAATCGATGCATCTCCTGGAGCGAGACCTTGGAGTGGTTCGAAATGCTTGGGGTGACCCCAGTCCCGGTCCTCTACACGGGGGTCTTCGATCCAAAGGCCATCCAAGCCCTCTGGAAGGGGCAAGGAGAGGGGTACGTGATCAGGTTGGCCCGAGACTTCAGGTTCGGAGAGTTCCGACGCTCCATGGCCAAATTCGTCCGCAAAGGCCATGTCCAAACTGACGACCACTGGATGAGTGGCCCCGTAACCCCGAACAAGCTTTCTGAATGCCTCCACCCAATGGTCACTACCCTTGACGTTCAACCAGCGCACTACACATGTTCTGCATGCGGAGCGTCCTGGCGTGGCAATACCATCTAGTCACTTCAACCAAAGGGTGTAGTGGGTTGCCATCCATCCGTTGGGCAGGTGGGACATATCGGCATCAGGGGGTATAGTCGGGCCGTCCCGACGTGTGTCGTGGAGCCCTCCATTCGACTCTCGGAGTCCGTACCCCTCTCGGATCATCCGGTGCAGGCACTGGTGTACGAGGTGGGTTTTGGCACGGAACTGATCCGCCAACTCCTCAACCCTCACAAGGACGTAGGACACCACGAAGTCAGGGTGCTTCCCTTCCTTTCGAGAGAGCACCTCCTGGACGACTCTCTCATAGAGGTCCTCCAGCTTCCAACGCTTGGCCGTGGGCCGGTACGCGAGCCTTCTGGACGTGTCCGTGTGCCCCTCCCTCCTCCATGTCCCCCAGCGATGCGTGGTCCGCTTGCCGTCACTTGGGCCCCGGTAGTCGAGCTTCTTCTTGCTGGTCATCCCCAAAACTCCTCACAGAGAGCTATAAGCTCAGGGTCCGTGATCCTGAGCGAGTCTTTGTAGATTGAAAAGAAGATGTTACCGTCTGCACCCGTATCGGCAACAAATGCTGAGTAACCACCAGCACGATAATGCTCGCCAATCGACGTAACCGTGAACAGGTCTACCCCCTTCTTGATGACATCAGGGGTTATTTCTATTCCTTCGGTGAAGGTGTAGATCCGTGGCCCGGACAGGATCCATTGAGTAGTGGTGCAGTTGTCAATAGGGTACTCGCGCCACTTCGCTTTGAAGCCAAAGAAGTTGTGGATGTCCCGCTCATCCAAACTCATGCGTGCAAGAGTCTCTTCGATCGTATCCATGGATAGTAGTCCTACTAGCTTGAGGATGGCCTCCCTATACACCTCTTCGAAAGAGGGTCCGTACACGAGGCCGAAGTTGGCACCCTTAGCTAACTTACGCACGTTCTTCCGGGTCACCACAGAACAGGCAGAGGTGGAGATAAGCTGCACCCCAGTCTTCACCCTCGAAGTAGACGCACTTCATTGTTGGTGATGCCTCACAACGCCAATCACCGAAATGGAGGTCCCCATCTCCGTGAGTTGTGCCTAGACTCTTGTTTACGAGCGCGGCCCATCGCATGTTCAGAGCTATCTCCAGGGTGGCCAGGCTCTTCTTGACACTCTGTATCTCCTCCAGGATCAACTCAGTTTGAGGATCCTGTGCCAGTGGAATTTCCTTCGGTGGCCTTTGGGCCCTCTTTCTCGGTGTCGGCATAGAGGGGCTTACACCGGGGGGTGGGGAAATGGCGGGGATTTGGATCATCAGCATGGCGAGCTTGACCGTCTGGGCTCTCAAACGGGCCGGGTATCTGTAACCGGTGTAACCCCTTGAATGCTTAGGGCAAAGCCAGACGAGTCTGAGGTCGAAATCGCGAGGAAAGTCGTTCAGTACTTCAAGGAGAACGACTGGGAGGTCTACCAGGAAGTGAAGTTTCGCGGCTCGACGGCGGACATTGTGGTGACCAATGGTTTGGTTGTCGGAGTCGTAGAGGTCAAGAAAACTCTGTCCCTTCACCTGATCGGTCAGGCCCGGCATTGGCGTCCCTATGCGCATCTGGTTTGGGTCGCGGTCCCAACGCCTCGAACTAGGTCAGCGCAGAGCCTGGAAGGTGGCTCCTGGGTCTGTGAAGCTCTCGGACTAGGGCTCATTGGGGTGAATCGAACCAACGCCGTGGAGAAGGTCCAGCCCACCTTCCAACGCAAGGTGAGGGTCGCCACCCTCCGGGACACTCTTCGGCCTGAGCACAAGACTTTCGCAGAAGCAGGGTCGAGACGAGGGGCTTGGACCCCCTACAAGAGCACTTGCTTTGAGCTGGCTCGTCATGTCCAAGCCAACCCTGGGGTGACTCTCAAAGAGGCACTCAAAGCCATCAAGCACCACTACAAGAAGGATTCGACTGCCAGAGTTTGCATGGCCAAGAACCTCGAACGAGGAATCGTCCCAGGCCTAACCCTCCGCAAAGAGGGTGGCGCACTCCGGGTCTTCACAAGTTCATAGGGTCGAAAACATCGCTCTCTTCTGACTCACCTTCCTCAGTAGGGGTCGGAGAGCCGATCCTAACCTGCTCGATGTGCCCACATATCTGTTTCGCCTTTGTCGTAATACGACGAATGAGCTGCTCAAACCGACTCATGGCCTGAAGCTGAACCTCCCTCGGGGCCTCATTGAACAAGGAGAACCCTCTCCAAGAAGTATACTGTCCGAATCTGTCACTTGTTGACACTGTAACTTCCCGTAGAGTGAAGCGGTACCGCTCAACTGACGGCTCTTGTTCGTACCCAAGAACCCATCCCTGCCTCCTATCCTCCAAAGGGTTGTCTGCGGGGGTCAAACAGATAGGACTCATGGAAAAAACAGTGAGGGTCACGTTTAGCTCGTTGAGCTGGTCTTCTAGAGCCTTCACGATCTGCGGGATCTCCTTCGCAGACTCGTTCATCCGTTTCGCGTTAGCAATTAGTGACCTTAAATCCATGGTTCCCACGTACACCGAGTCGAGGTTCACGTTAGGCAATCGTTGTAAAAGCATGTGTTTCCGGTAACTTGCACTGTATTAAGCTAGTGTCCCGGCTTTTTTGTTGAACTAGTGCTTACTTTGAACTACATTCCCGGCAAAAGTAGGGCAGAGGGAGCAAAAATGGCAGCAAAGAAGGTCACGAAATCAGGGTTCATCCGGCAACGCCCGGAACTCGATATTGACCAACTCATCGCTGAGGCGGCTAAGGCGGGTCTGGAGTTGCAGCGGGACACTGTGCACAAGATCCGGAGCATAGACCGAATCAAAGCTGGACAGACCAAGCGCAAAGGGGGCAGGCCTAAGGGTAAACCCACGACAGCTAAGAGAAATGGAAGCATCAAAGAGTTCATCCTATCCCAGCCCCGTGACATGCCGGTCAAGAATCTGATCGAAGAGGCGAAGAAGCGTGGCCTAAAGCCCCCACATGCCGTCTATGTCTCGACCGTTCGTATGGCTAACGATAGAAAGAACGGTAGCAAGAAGAAAGGACGCAAACCTGGAAAAGCTCTCGTAACCACTCAACTCCGAATCGAGCAAGGTGGGCAGGCGGCGGATCCGATTGAAATAAAGCTACTGGAAGATGCAGTTGCTATCGCGGTCAAGATCGGCTTGAGGCGCATGACTCAACACTTCGCACAATTCGCGTCCAACATCTAAAGAGGGTGAGTCATGGCAACCAAGCGTAAAGTAGTTCAAATTAAGCCATCAGCCGCAGCTCACGAGAAGCTGGACTCCACCTTTGCTCGCCTGCGACAGTTGGCGGGAGAGGGCGAGAATACTCAGGTCACGATGATGCTTCTCCTGTTGGAGCTGTACGAGCACAAGGAGATCTGGCAGTCGCGCTATCCGACCTGGGATGAGCTTCTCAAGGAAGAGGGGTTCACGACTGCTCATACCTTCACTGGTTTTCAGAAAGCCCTGGGTGACTTTGGGGAGGTTGAGGTACGACGGCTCGGAGTCAGAGCATCAACGCTCATGATCCGTCTGCCCAAGGCGACTAGGGTTCGGGTCCTAGGGGCGGTCAACGAGTGGATGAAGACCCACCCGATCCCTCCCACGTACCAACGGGTCACTACCTACACCAAGCTGATCGTCGGGACCCGGCCCAAGGCCAAGGAGAGCAAAGACGAGCAAGTGGTCCGGCTCCAGAAGCGTAACACTGAGTTGGTCAAGAGTAATAAGCTGCTTACTGATCACAACAAGGTGCTACGGACACATCTGTTCCGAGTCCATGGCCTCCTGCGGCGCAACAAGATCGAGGCACCCAAGATGCCTGAGATGGAATGAGTCATCGTTCAGCCTTGCGAGGAATGGAGCCAGAGGAGGCCTTCCGCCGACTGAATCGGTTGATGGAAGCCTACTTCGAGATCCGCCTTGAGGGTGCCCTTGACCCTCTGACCCGAATCTCAGAACTGACCCAATCCGAGACCCCTCGAATCGCACACCTTGCCCTTGTGCTTCAGGAGCACTTGGAGTGGCTCAAAACTTGGTTCCCTGAGTCCACGCCTGAGCAGCTCCTACACATCGCAGACTTGACCTCAAGAGCCTTTCACCGTGAGACGAATCGGTCTCCCGAAGACCAACTGATCCGCCTTGTCGTGGTCGATGTAGGGACACTTCGAGCACGGACCATCCTTGACCATCTCGACCAAGGACGCACCCCCAAACCGCAAGCACAGACTAGCAAACGAACCATCGCGGGTCATAACCGGAAACTGTTCCGAAGACTCTCTAGGGGAGATTGAACCCGGCCCTACTTTTTAAGGGTGGGCAAGGCGTGTTTGCGGTGTATGAATAGGTTGAGACTATGTGCCAGATCCTCAGCGCGAGGATCGACAGGTCTCAACCTTTCTAACCCACGCGGGCGAAGGGGTAACAAGCGCAGCGAGAAAAGAGACGAGCATGAATACTGATAACTCAGTACGCCCATTTGAACTAAGAGCCGCAGAAGACGTTGCTAAGTTCTTCGCCCTCACGGCACCTACCCTCTTCACGGACTTCACTCAGTTCCTGAGAGCCCGAGGGGAGGAACGAAAAGTCTCCCACCCCAACGCAGCCGCTGGGAGTAGGGTCGGAAGCACCCACACCCGATGGGTAGCTGATCTTGAGAAGAGCTTTCAAGATGTCAAGTCGTCCTTACCTCTCACCCCAACAGTTCAGACTAAGCCAGAAGAAGTAGACCCACTTGAGGCTCGCTTCTTCCCTGCGACAGTCAAGACAGCCCCCTCGACACCAGCCGTTGCCTCAGTTGAAGTG